ACTTGAACCTCCAAATGTAGTATCATGCCCAACAGTTAAATATGTGTTTCCAAATGGTAAATTTGATCCGGAAATAACAACTGTGTTTGCAAATGACTTTGTTGCATGACAATGATTTTCAGAATCTAATATTATAGTATTTTCTTGTGATCTTGCGAATGAATAATTTATACCACCATCTAAATTTATATTTGCCATTGATATTCTCCTATATTATTATTTTTCTGCATATGCACCTCTTGCACTAGGGTTTATTGTTGCATCATCAAAACGCATACCAGCTGTTTGTATTACAATATCCACATCATTGAATGTATCAGATCCGGTGTTTGGAACTTCTATGTCTTTTATTATAAATCCTGCAGTAACGTCTATAACGCAATTCATCATAACCGTTCCACCCAATGAACCATTGAACACAATATTTTTTTGTGCATCTAACGAACCAGTAGCTACAGAAGGTCCATTTAAATGTCGTAAAAATGATCCAGAATTATCGTCATCTATAGTAATAATTCGTTCTGAAAAGTTTCCTGCTGTTACAAATCCATTTGCATCTAAAGAAAAATTACTAGATGAAATTTCAAGTAATCCATCACTACCACTTATAAATGATCCACTAATATTACCAAAAAAGAATTTATTAGTTCTAATGTCTATTTCAGAGTCTGCCGTTGAATATCGTAAATAACTAGCGGTATGAGCATATAATTCTAATCCTACGCCGCTATAAGGAACTCCTCCTTTAGTATTCTGGCCAGGTAATGCACTTCCACTGAAAAGCAAAAATCCAGGAAATCCAGATTCGAATCCTTGATAATCTAACGAACGAATAAATCCTGCATTTGGAAGTCCACTTATTGCTACTCCACTATTCAATGAATCAGCTACAAACAATGAACCAGTAAGCATTGAAAAGTTTCCATCTACGTAACGATTACCACCTTCCCAATCTAGATTATTAACAAAAGTAATCTGTTTACTTGCAACACCATCAACATTATAATATTCTATTTTAAATGATATTTGATTGTCTATTTTATGTGTAGTTTCTATAAAAGTTTTCAATCTGGTATAATTAGGCGTATATCCAGGATCATTGTCAGTTGTTGTCTTTATGTCAGCTATCTGCCATACTCCACTTTCTACTACAAATATTATAGTTCCATGACCTGAATTATCAGTTTGAAAGTTAAACACTTGATCGTCAAATCTTTGTGAATCTGATGTGCTACGTATTTCTCCTATTCGTTTACCTAATTTTACTGGTAAATTTTGATTGAATAAATCTGTTGAGTCATAATCAAAAGCACTACCGGACATGTAAACACTGATTAATGGATCTTGATTATTACTTGATGCATTGCGTGTTCCTAATGCATCAAAAGTAACTTTATAACTACTAGTAGCAATAAATACTCCTTGATATTCATCTTTTGTTTGAAAAGTTAAAACATGATCATTTGCAGTTATATCTGCCGAACTACTAATTAACACTGCACTATCTAACAATGTAGATGTCAATGTTAATGTTGGTGCAGTTTCTTCAGTAGCAGATAAATATGTATGTGCTTCCCAATATGTATCAATAATACTCTGTGATGTGAATATACCAATACTTACATCTGGAAGTAGAGATGATGTGCTAGGAACAAATATTTCTGTTTCTTCTAATTCAACATCATTTATTAATTCAAATGTACCAATTGTTCCATTATTATTTGTAAATACTTTAGTTCGACTAACATCTCCTGTTGCTGGTTCCAGACCTTCTATTTCGATGAGTGCAAAAGATTGTGAGTTTTGTGTTTCTGTATATGCTGGAGTAGCTTCATATGATATAGAATATGCCGAATCACCAAATTCATTAAATGTATGCGGAAATATACTTTGGCTACTAAATACCGTATAGGCTGAATCTAACAATGCCGTTGTTGGAGTTAATATCTTTTTTATCGTAGACACGTAAGGCGTTAAGGCAATCGGATATGACGGTATAGGTAAAGGATCTGCAGGATTGTTTATTGTAATAGTTCCTCCTAACATATCAGCAACAAATAATCCAGCATTATTAGTTTGAGTACCAATTAATGTTACACCATCTTGAGCTTGCAATGTAATACCATCTTCTGTAGTTATATCGTCTACTCCGCTAGTTAATTCAATTGTTGGTTGTATCTGATTGGATATAAAAAATTTAGCTGTACCTACGGCATATGTTGGAAATTGTGTTATAGACGTATCTGTTTGGGTACTTAACAGTGTTCCATCTTCAGTTGTTATTGTGTTATTAGCTTGATCAGTAATAGAATCTGGTTCTGTGTATTGTCTGTCTAATTGAACTCCAACTTGTTCTTGTATTTTAACGGATGGTAGATTTTCAAATATAATTTCTGAAACATTTGGTACAAGTGGATTAACTGCAACTGTTCTTGACCATCGAACATTAACTTGACCTTGAAATTCTGCAGGCGTTGGTACTCCTTGTATCACAGAAGCTTCAGCCACTAAAGTTATAGTACAATCACCAGGCGATGTGTCTTTATAAATATAAATTGCAATTACACGACTTTTATCTTCATCAATATAATCTATAACTTCACTGTATATAGGATTGCCATTATAATCTAAAACTTCAAATCCTAATGCACCACCAGTAGTTAAATTACTAGGATGGCCACGAAGTTTAAATAAATTTTTACCTGCAGTTAATCGTGTTGGGAACTCTGTTATTTGAAAATAGTCTGGAGATGTTAGTGACTGATCTACAAATAAAACAGGTATAAATTCTAAACCTTTATATACAGCTTGTTTTTGTTCCATGGATCATTATACTTTTTTATATAAATATCAAACATGTAGAATCTGGCTGTATCCGTTAGGTTTATTAACTTCAATTAAATTATCTACCATATCACGCATTGTATCTACATGTGATATAATAATTGAAAAATCAAATTTGGTTCTAAAATAATCAAATAGATTTGCTACTGCAGAAATATGTTCTGCATCTAAACTTCCCCATCCTTCGTCGATTGCAATAAAATTAGGTCTTGGTAAAGCAGAAACATTGATAAGTGCTATACGTATTGCTAAACTAGATATAAATCTTTCCATTCCCGACGTTAATTCTAATGGCCAATAATTATCTTCGTCATATATAATATATCCGTTAATATTCTTACCGTCAGTGTTTAATACCATGTTAAAATCTACTACTTGATTTAAAACATTGTTTATTTCAGTTTCAATTTTAGGAATTGCAGTGGATATTAATTCATAAGGAACACCATCTCTTTTAACTGATTTTAAATAATATTCATATGCTTTATATTCAGTTTCTAATTGTCGATATGTTTCTAATTGTTCCAATGCAGTTTTACGTTTTGTTTTTGCTACTTCAATTTCACCGTGATTAGTTTTAATTTGATTTTGAAGTTTTTTTAATTCTGCGGTTACAGTGTCAATTTGAGTTTTACAGTCTATAATTTGTTTATCAATTTCTTGATTATGTAATATTGCAGATTCATTGCGTCGAAATGATTCTTGTTTTTCTATATTATTTTCTAATTCAGATTCTTTAGTTTGTAAATCATTTTCATGAATTTGAAGTTGCAATTCTTGAATTTCTATTTTATTTTTATATAATTCAATTTTATCTATACTATTATTATATTCATTTAATTGAGTTTTATACGTTTGTAAATCATCAATCTCAGTTGTTAATTCATCAATTTTTACTGTTAAATCATTTAATATTTTTCTATCTTGATTAATCTCGTTCTTGGCTTGCATTGCGTCCTGAACGAAAACGTTAGATATACAATATTCGCAATTTTCATCGTATTTGTGCGTTTCAAGATGTTTAATTTTTTTCTGCTTATCATTTATTAGCCCATTTTGTTTTTTCTGATCTTCATGCAATCTATTTAAAACTTGCTCTTGTTCTGATAAATACTCAGTTCCTTTGGCAATTGCTACTTTATCATAATTTTTAATTGTAACAGATTCTTCTATAATATTAATTTTTTCTTGATGTTTTGATATCAATTGTTCTGTGTCTTCTATTGTTGATTGTAAAACTTCAACTTTATCTGTTAAATCATTTTCTTGTGTAATTAATATTTCTATATTATCACCTTCATATGTAGTAGGTTGTTTTGTTTCAATTATCTGCACAATTTGTTCCTGCAGTTTATTTCTGAGAGTTTGATTTTTAGATTCTGATGTAGTTGTTTTATTTATTGATTTTTCATTGTTTTTAATAATATCATCAGACGTTGTGATTGTTTCAGCAAAATCAGTTTTCTTAAATGCTTTTAATCTTCCAGACGTTTCTTTTATTTCATCTGTAGCTAAATGATATAATTGCTCAAAAACTGTTATATCTAAAAATTGTGATAATAAATCTTTACGTTCTCTCTGAGATTTTTCAATAAAATTATTATTATCTGCTTGAAGTGAAAATGCAGTTAAAATAAAGTCATTGTATGTTCCTAAATACCGGCGTATACTTTTATTAGTATCACTTCGCTCATCACCATTTAAATTTTCAGTTTCAGTGTAAAAATTAACATCAACTTTTACGTGATTGTCTTTTTTTCTGTTTCCTACACGTTCAATAGTGTAAAGAACATTATTCATTTTAAATTTAAATATTCCTTTAAAACTACTCTTTTTATTGTTTAAAACTTCATGTGCTTTACTTGTTTTACTGCATTTGTCAAATATAGTATAAGTTATCGCATCTAGTAATGATGACTTACCACTCGTATTTGCAGCAAATAATCCACATACATCATTCATTTTTTCAAAGTCTACATGATTACCTTCACCATATGAAAACATATTTTCAAATTCAAATGATACCGGATGCCATGTTATATGTCTTACACTTTCTACTGCAGGAAGTTTTGAATTAATAGTTCGATTGATATGTCTTATAGCATCTAACTCTTCATCAGTAGCAGTTGGAAACTTAGTGTTAATGAAATTAGTTAACAATGTGTTTTGATATTCAACGTCTCTAACATTGCCTATAGTTATAGATCCTGACTCAGAATCGTTAGCAGATGTAATTGTACGTTGAATTGTAATATCTTGAACTGTGTATTTTTTACGAATCATTGTAACTAACTTTTTCATGTCAGCTGCAGTCGTTTCGTTGAACTTGATTCTTATACGAGGTTTGTTAGGCATACGATGTGGCGACTTCACTATTTGATCACCTTCTGTTTCTATTGTAACATAACCATAATCGTTGTGTATTTCTACAAACTCAGCATTTTGTTTATCAACGTCCCAAACTAATATTCCATGATCTAATACTTCTCCATGATTTTGTTGAATAAGAGAACCTGGATATGCAATTGTTTTTGTTAAGAATTGTGCAGGTTTATGAATGTCACCTAATAGCGTCATATCATGGCCAGAAAACAATTCAGTAGTTACATGTTCATTGGATATTTCATAACCTATATCTGTTTTAGCAGAATGAACTGCTCCATGATGCAATGCTATTTTTTTATTGTTAGTAACAATGGCATTGCCATTAATGTATTGTGATGGCTCAACATCAACCGCCATATGATTCCATGTTATTCCGGCAAAATCAAATACTCCATTATCTTTAATAAAAACAATGTTATCATTTTTTATCATATCCAATACCGGAGACAATGCATCTTCACGATATAAATTGTTAAGATTCATGTCATGATTACCAAGTATCACTATGGTTGGAATATTAAATCCACTAAAAAAGTCAGTGAGCATTCTAATCAATTCTGGCGACATATCTAATTTACTATGAACAATATCTCCAGTTACAACGGCTATACTATTTTCAGTTTTAGTTTTATCAATATAATTAAACATATTTTTAAATACATCACGATACTCACGATGTCTCTTTAAAGTACGAATATGCACGTCAGATATATGATAAATTCGATCTGCTTGTTGTATTCTGTTTGGTATTTGTTTTATTTCCATATATGTTCTATTTGGAGCTGCATTTGTTGTTCAAATGTCATTACTCCAGTTTCTTCTATAATTTCTGTGATGCGGTGAAATCCTAAATCAGATGCATCTTCAGTTTTTAATTCTATAAAATATACATTTAATCCTTCACCCATAAATCTCTTAGCAATTGACAATGCATTACGTATTGCATCTGCATCTAAACATATATAAATTTCTTTAACTCGTTTTTCTATAATTTTCTTTTGCAATTGGGGTTGTATAATTTTACCAAACAAAGGTATTGCATTTCTTTTTATTGCAATTGCATCAAATGCACCTTCACATAGAACTATAGGTTCTGACCAATTAATTGTTAGATCAAATCCAATTATGTCTTTTGATATTTTTGGATTTTTATGTTTATACTTATCTGCTTTATAATATGCTCGACTTACAAAATAATTTAATTGACCATCACAATCATAGCTAGGAATAATTATTTTACCAGAATATTCTCCTCGTTCACAATAACCAATTCTATATTTTAAGATGTCAAATATTGTAACGCCTCTTCTTTTAAGATATGAAATTGCATTACGAAAGTCAGGTGTATTTTTATGTTTCCATAATGGATTATATTCTTCTGGTAATGATATAACTTCAATTTGTTTAACCTCGGTATCAAAGTTTTTATATTTTGCTGATTTAATTATTCTGGATAATTGTTCAAAATATTGTTTACCTAAATTTAATTGTTTAAATAAAGAAGTTATACTTCTACCTTTTTTATCAGATATCCAACAGTGCCAAGCATTTTGGCCATCAGATGTAGTATTAATATCTATTTCTAATTTAGGTTTATAATGTGATGTAAATGGAGAGAAAAATGCAACGTTATTTCCGGATGTAGATTTACCTTTACCTAATACAGATTCCAGTAACTGTAATAACTTTAGATTTTGCATATACTATATAATAGAAAATAACTGTAATATATCCAATTAATCCAATTAATATATAATAATATTATATAATTATGGTTAGACACATACACTACATTTCTGGTCTAACGATCAATTCAAGTCTGAATCAATCATTTTAAATAATTAACATCATTTTAATGAATATATTATTTTTTTTTCACAAATCAAACCTTATACAAAAAAACGTTTCGGATCCTGCACTTCTTCGCCTGGTTTTAAACATTCCGCCATCCATTCTACCGGTATTTCTTTTTTTGCTACATAAGGAATACCCATCTTAATTGCATAGGCTTCATATGTTGTTTTACTACCTTTAGATATTTTTTGATTTGGACTTTGAAACACCATTCGTATATCCATATCAGGATTTGACTTTAATACATGTTTCATTTTTTTACGATCCGTTGCAGTCCAACGACCTTTTGTTTCAATATACATCAATGTTCCATCTCGTTTAGTAAATACAAAATCCGGAGTATATTTATGTTTTGATTCTGGTACTATATAATGCAATGTTTCAGTTTCATAACAAACTTCGTAATTATTAGATTTAATTTGTTCTGCTACTGTTAATTCTAATCCTGATTTATAACCGTATTTATAGGCTGCTTGTCGTTTTTTACTTCCAGCAGTATGCCAATGATTTTTTTTCATATAACCTTTTTTATATTAATTAAGAGTAATCCATGTAGTTGGTACCCAAAATCCTTTATCTGTATTTGGTGTTGTACAATATACATATGTGTATATATTTGGTTCTGGTTTTCCGTAATATGGACCTACAATAAACTTAACAGCTGTAATCTTAACATTTAATAATGTTCCTTTTTTAACATTGTTCCAAGTATAAGGTGAAAAATTTCTATCAAAAACTCCGGGATCAATATTTCCTTTAGAATCTACGTAATTAGTATTGACTTGTTGATATCCTCGCCACTGATTATCTTTATATGCACCAATTCCATTTCTAATTTTAAATGATTTACCATACATTAATTTTTTAGCACCAAGCTCCTTACCCGTAGTATCAGTTGAATATTTTTTATAATCTTCTCTAAATGTATCTAATGAACTTTTAGAAATAAGAAATCCATTTTTTTGACGAACTATTTTATTAGATGTATCTTTAGATTTTCCAATATATTTCCCATTTTTAAAAACACCCGTTTCAATTCGACCATCACCATATGTTTTAATTCCTTGGCCATTATAATCACCATTTTTAAACTCCCCAACATATGTATAACGATATTTAATAAAATCATGCTTTAAATGATATGTTCCTTGGCCAGCAAAGTTATCTGGTACCTCTTTAAATGGAGGTTTATTCCCAAATACTGGATTTTCTGTTTCAGTCTTTTTCTTGGGAGCTGCTTTTTTCTTAGGAAATGTTTTTTTTGCTGCAACTTTTTTAACAGGTTTCTCTGCTTTTTTAGTTTTACGTGCAGCGTCTGCTTTTTCTTTATTAAAACCTTCTTTTAATGCTTGTTCAAATAAGCCTGACAATGATACTTGTATATTATCACCTTTAAAATAATTTACTGATTCGTTTACTACAGCATCTATTTCACTTTGTAATCGTTTAGTGAAATTATTTATATTATTACCAGTATATTCTGGTTCCAATCCATCTTTAACATAGTTAATAGCGTCCGTAGTTCTGGTACCAATATCACCATCCCATGATCCATCTGGTCGTTTACTTGTTCTTACAAAATTTGTATATTCTGATTCTCCAGTTAAATTAAATTTAATGTAAAAATTATTTAATACTTGTTGAAATTTAGCATTGGTTGTATTTACTACAACATCTTTTTCATCTTTTTGTATCTTTTTAATCTCATCTTTATAAGCTGAGTTAACTCCAGGACTGGATTGATTATACTCCCATTTATTATATTCTTCAGCTGAAACACGTTTTTTAAAATCTAACACCGTTTCACCTCCACTAGGACC